CGTTAGTGATCGGATATTCACGAGTAGAACCCGCAAATACCTGACCTCCGATCAAATTGACCGGTTTTAGGCCGTAAGGGGCCGAGATAACGGGATAAGCCATTTAAGACTCCTATATTAAATTTAAGTACCTTTGCCAAAGCTACTTGAGGACTTACGCTCTTGAAAGAGGGGCATCCGCGCATCGCTTTGACGCATGAAACTATTGTCTACAGCATCCGTCTGAGCTTGTGTTTGTTTAGCGAAGTGTTGGTTACGCTGTTCCACAAAATCAGATGGAGTCTTGCAAAGCAATAATCCGCCAATCTCAATGTTGTCTTTAAAACGACTATTGGGATCAGCTAACAGTTGAAATTTGGGTTGCTCCTCAATGGTAACGGGTTCCCAACCTTCACGGAGTTTGGCCGATAGGTTGCGGGGATCTGCCGCATTTAATGTTGAGATGCGAATCCAGCGATAGTTGTAACCTGGCTGTTTGTCTGGCTCAGGCAACATTTCAGGAAGCGCCCACTGTTTAGGACGCTCTTGTACCGCACGTGTTTGTAATTCTCTTGTCAATTTACTTTCAGCCATTCTGGGCCTCCACTTTCAGGAATTCCTTAACATATTGTTCAGGTGTTATTCCTAGTTTTTTAATCGTATTCAACTGGCTCTGCTTAAGCTTCACCTTGTTTGGAGATGTGCTACGAGCTACCGGGGCTACCACTGTGCTAGGTTTTGGTCTAGCATCAGCTTTAGCCGTTGATTCATTCGATGTCCTTTGGAAAACCTCTGGAAATCTTTGCCGAACTGTTTTGTCCAATTCAGAATAATATTCGTCCGAGCCGACTGGAACGCCAGAATCCTTTAGGTCTTCGTGAACACCCAAAGCATAAGCTGTCATCCCCTTGTTTTGACCAAACCAGCGATTGCGGGCTTGCCAATCTTCAGCCTTGTTGTCAGGCCTGGGAACAGGTTGTCGTTGCTCTTGACGCGGTTGTACTTCATATTGCTCCTCTTGTAAAGGGGGCATCTTAAAGTTTTTAATCTGGATTAACTTGTAATTGACATTTTGCAAAGCCTGCTGGGCTTCAATCATCTTGTCAGTATCGCCAGAATCATATGCCTCGCGGTATGCGCGCTTGGCCATCTCCAACTCCATGTTGGCGGCATTCTGAACTGTAGCAATATATTCTTTTTCACCATTTGTAAGAATAGTCTTGATACGTTTGTTTTCTTGCAACACACGCTGAGCAAGATTCAAAGCCTCTTGCTGTTCACGTAAAGCTGATTCTTTCTCTCGGCGCTCATCATGCCAAACTTTACGCATTTGCTTAAGCTTAGTCTTGACTTCATCGTCATACTTATCTAGCTCATCCTTTTCCAACTCCTCAACAAGAGGCTTTGGCATAGGTTCGCGACCACGATCCTGAGCAGGCGTATCGTCTTCAATTTCAATCTCAAACTCAGGCTCTTTAGACTCAGATTTATCTTTGTTGTCTACAGCTTCGTCTGGAAATTTAAATTCGTCTTTTTCAAATTCAGGCATTTTGTGCTCCTTTATTTGCGTTTAATACCGCGAGGATCGTCTACGACGGCCTCAACAGTATCGTCATTGATGATACGAAACTCGCGGCCATGTATAACCAGGCGAGATCCAGAATGTGGGCGAACCAAGATGAAATCACCTTGCTTGCACCATGGACCGGTTGGAAATTTAACCGGATCTTTGTAGCAGTCTGGCCCCAAATCAACAACAAAAAGAACGGTTGTGAGCGTCTCTTCATTGCGCATGGTTTCATCAGCTTTTATTAAACCAACTTCACTATCTTCAAATTGCTTTTCCGCTTCCGGAATTGCGCAAAGAATACGATAGCCAGATGGCTTAGGTAGTTGTTTTCCTTTTTCCTCTGCGGTTGCAGCAAAGTTATAGGCTCCGACAACTTGCGGGTTGCTGGCGTCTGTAGCCAACAGGATGGAACTAGTCATCCATTTTCTCCATGGTTTGTTGCAGGTCTAGTGCATATCCCCTTACAGTGAGCAGACCCTTGATCTCACCGCAGAGTTTCTTGTACTCCTCATAAGACTCAGCCCTACCTTCAGATAGGTAGTCTTTAAGTTGAGCAACCTTTTCGTCGGATTGCTTTACCAGTACATCAATTACATCCATCATTCTTCCTTAGTTTGTTGAGAAGTTTGATTATTCATGCCGCGCTCTTGACTTGTTTTAGCTTGGTGTGTGCTTGACAAGTGAGTCAAAACCTCAACACCTTTATCAAGCAAGTGAGATTGTTTAGCATTCTTCATTTGAGCAACAGATCTCATGGCATCTATCTTCTGACGCTGCGCCTCAAGCTGTAACTGCTCTTGCTTAAGCTGAGCATCTGTTTGATCCTTAGCCACTTTGCGCTGCAAGTCACCTTGTTTAATCTGCAACTCTTGTTGTTGCAATTGAACCATTGGATCTTGTGCTTGCTGTTGTGCCTGCTGCTGAGCCGCCTGCTGTTGATTACTTGCCAATAAACGCTGTGAAGCTTGTGCCAACAACGGAGCCAAGCGAGCTTCAACTTCAGGATCCATATTGATATCTTCGCCGGCCTCATCTTTCTGTGGTGGCAAGCTCATACCAAGCTGCAATTCAATCTGCTTACGATACTCAAATCCTAAATGCTCGTTAATGTGTGCCATCATTGCTGACTGCAACTGCTGAGCCATAGGATTATTCTGGAGCAACTGCATGATCTTTGGATCTTGCATCGCTGACATATGGACCATGATATGAGCCTGGTGGTCTTGATACATAAATGCCTTGACCGGCTTCATCATCAACACGTTCTGGTTTTCTGACACTGGATCAGTAGGCTTCTGGTCTTCTTCCATCGGCACAAGCTTAGCCGCATCTTTAATACCTAACACATCTAACATCTGACGATGCAGTAAAGGCATGTTGTACAGCTGGGGTGATTGCTGTGCCAACTGCATAACTGCTTGATACTGAACAATCTTCTGCGCCATAGTAGACGCGTTAGGATCGCTAACAGGTATCACATCCACATTGTCGTAGTCGCTGCGTTTAGCTTTACGCGAACCTTCAGTAGGCTCGTAGTCGTAATCTTCTGGTGTGTACGCAGCAATGATGCTTTTTAAGAGTTTTAACTCTTGCTTCATTGAGTAGTGAATACGCGCTTGCACAGCGCTCATCACTTTAAGCGTTCTCTCCAAAATAGCCAGTGTTGTACCGACAGGAGAGTTAGCAGACATATCACTAATCTGAAGATCAGCAGTATTAGCAAAACGGCGACCTTCATCGACGATCTGACCCAGCAAAGCCATCAATGTCTGGCTAGGCTCTTTATATGGCAGTGGCAACAAGTTATCACGTATCGTGCCACTAGGCACATCCACATCTCTCCACTCGCCCGGAGCAATAGGTGTATCGTCTCCCTTTACACGTAATCCACGAGCTTTAAAGCCACCGGGCAAATTACTTAGTGTGCCAGCATCAACCAACTGACGAATAAGAGAAGTGCCGGACTTAGCAAAAGCACCAATAAGGTGAATGAGCCCAAAATAGTAAAAACCAAATCCCGGCACGTATCCATAATGGACGTAATGTTGGCGTTTCTGATAAGTTTCATCGTCAGGCTCCCAGTTGCGGCGTACTGCTAAAACTTTGTTAGAACCCTTTTCTAACGTAATAATATAAGGAAGCTTAATGCCAGTCTCTTCACCATCCACCTCATGCTCATAGCCAGGCAGATCTAAATCAACACTCATCTCAAGAAGTTTATAGCGGTTATCCGACGTAGCTCTAAAGCCCATCTTCTCAGCTATCTTCTTCTCTACTTCATCTAGAACATTATCTGGCTCACCTAGATCTATATCACGATAAAAGCCAGCTACTTGTAATCTGCGAAGCTCGTTCTCAGTCTTACGCATCACGTGTGTTACACGCTCAGCCGTCTCTAAATCACTTGCTCCATAAGGAACTACTAAATCCTCAGCCGGCACAAACCTAGATACTTGCCGGTCCATGTGAGGATCAAAGTAAACTTTCTTAAAAGCATTGCCAGCCAAACCTAAACCCCACAACATCCTCTCATGCTCAGGACGGAATTCAGTCATCACATCCGTCAACTGATAATTCATATCATCAGCTACACGAGTGGCCGAAGCTTTTTTATCTGGAGTTTCTTTACCAATGATCTGGGTCTTTACTGGACCAGCGGCAGGGAATGTAGCCATCATTGTTTCGGCTTGAAACTTAACCAGAGCCTCAGACAATAGCGGGTGATACACACCACACGCACCCTCCCATGGCTCAGTTCTTTCCTCAATCTTCATCCCCAGAAGTTCAAGGCCGTCTACATAGGTCTGCATCCAATCCTTGCGACTGGCAATGTCATCATCAAAGTCACCAGAGAGCTCACTAGCCAACTCTTGTAAAACACTCTCATCTAAATACTCTGCCAAGTTGGCATCAAATTCTTCTCCGCCCTCTACAGTTTCTGAGCCAATATCAATTTCCAACTCAGCAACGTCAGGCACAATCTCAATTTCAATCATCGGCTCTTCCGACAAAGCATCAAGTCCCTGAGGCGCCTGGTAAAGTGACTTTTCAATAGCCATATGTATCCTTAATAATATGCAACCTTACGGCGGTAAACCTGCTCTTCAGTCTCATCAGTATTTAACCTCAAAAAACCGCCCTGTCTAAATCTTATCAACGCTTGTGTGCTCGAATCCACCAAGTCATCGTGCGCCGCATTCGGAAAAGCAGCCATCTGCTCAATCAATTCATGCGCCCACCTAGTGTCCGGAGCCCATACTTTACCCGACCTAAAGAGATCCGTCACGGAATTTATACGAACAAACTTATCATTTCCACGAACTGGCGTATATTCCTGCACAGGAACACCCATTCTCCTCATCTCAAAGATCAACGGAGATCCAGCCGCCTTAGCCTCAATAATACAAGTATCCGGCTCCCAAATGTTATACATCTCAAAAGCTTTTTCCTTCAACTCAGGAAATTCCAACCTCTCCTGATACGCCTCTAGCAATATAACATTCACATTCTTAGGATCTTCATCCATGTGGAACACTCCCCACACAGTACAAGCCGAATAGTCACTCCTCTCAGACTTCGTAAAAGCCGTATCCCAGCTCTGTATCACATACTCACACGCCGGAGGTCTATCTCTCTCCCATATCTTCCACCACTCCCTCTTAACCAACGCACCTTCTTCGCCAGTTGGCTTCTGTTGGTACTGCGCATTCCACTTCGATACTGGTAATTCCTCTTTCAACGCCTCCAACTCATCAATAGACCAAAATTCAGGCCATAAAGGATTACCACTGGGCATAATCGCAGGCAATTCAATCAATTCCCACTCCTCACCCTTCTCCCTTTTCATTGCATCCTGCAATACTCGACCCGTTAAGTCAGCCTCACCCCACCTGGTCATCACAATCACAATCGCACCACCCGGCTGAAGACGCTGCCTAGGTCCAGATGTATACCACTCATACACTTTTTGGTAAATCTCCGGATTTCCAGCCGCTAAAGCAGCCTCTTGCTCACTGTGCGGATCGTCAATAATCAATAAATCAGCACCCTTACCCGTCACAGTACCCCCTACCCCAATAGCAAAGTACTCTCCATTCTTATTCGTAGCCCACCGGCCAGCAGCTTTACTATCTTGCCTCAGTTTTACACCCGGAAATACACTCGCATACTGCTCAGAATCCACCAAATTCCTCACCTTACGACCAAAACCCACAGCCAAATCAGCCGTATTCGAGCACTGAATCACCTTCTTATCCGGATTCTTCCCCAAAAACCAAGACGGCAACAAATAACTCGCAAACTCAGACTTAGTATGCCTAGGCGGCATGTTAATAATCACCCTCTTTATCTCACCCTTAGCTATAGCCTCAAACTTTTTAGCCATCAAAGCATGGTGCCGGCCATGTACAAACCCAGGCCACATCATCTTCACATACTCCATAAAGCTAATCTGCGCCCTCTCCCTATCTACAGCCTCCTGATATACCTTAATCTCCTCCACCAACTTCTCATACAAAGCCGGATCTAAATTCTCTAACAGCTTCTCCAAATCATCAGACTTATTAACCGCTTTCATTCAATATCCCTAAAGTTAATATACACAGGACGAATACTCCTCCTGCCAGCCACCCTCTTTATTACCCCCAACTTCACCAACCTATCCACAATATCCTTCGTGTTCCCTATCCCAGTCTTACCCCTAACCTCAGCAATCTGCCTCAACGTAGGAGAACACCCATACTTCTTCCACCACTCATCCACAATGATAAATACATCCTTCTGAACCGGACTCATACTCTTCTCCATACACTCTTCATAACTCATCTCCCTTCGACGAATCATCTTCCTGTTAATCACAACACCCTTAATCTTCGCTTCTATCATATCTGCCTATTTTTTAAGCAATGGTAACGCTTACCATTGGGGTGGGTAAACCCTATGTTTTGAGTTTTAAAAATATATATACCCCACCCCTATTTCGCCTGAAACAATGACGGGGGGTCTTCCTGTAATTCACTCTCCAAATCGCTATCCTCAAATGAAGTACCCCCATCCAGTTTTTCTGGTGACACTTCAAGTGGAATACTATGTAGGTCAGAGGAGGGACTCCTAGTTGGCATTTTGGGGGGTGGGGGGTCGTCCTCGGCAGCCTGGTCGATCGCCAACGGGGGCGGGTCAAGCTCGGCCAACAAAGAATCGGCGTCCTTCACCATAACATCGCTCGCATTGCCATGAACTAGAGTGCGAAGCTTGTTCAGTAACTGGGTGCGAGCTTGGTCGCTCGATGTAATGGTGGTAATTTGTTTTCGTTCGGTGAAGGCCGCAACTTCTGTAACTGTCCCGAGCACCTTCGCCGCCGCGGTTATTTGACCGGCTTTGCTCTCAGGGTCGGTGATGACCTTTACAAGGGAATGAATGACGAGGGAGCGCAAATGTTCAGGGGTATGATATGCCCTTGCACTTTCCGCCAGTCTAATAGCTTCTATTTCCCTTTGAATGCCTTTATGCTTTTTTAGGGCACTTGCGTTATTGCCGACTGTCTTTGCTCTTTTGGTGGTCACGTTATAGGCCTTACGCATTGCACCCGCTCCGGTTTCCCCTTGAGCTACTAAACGGGCGAAGGTTTTTTGTTTGTGTGTGAGCTTTCCCTTCACTCCCAGTATTTGATCAATTGGCACCTGTTCTAGTGCCTCTCTTACTTGAGCCCTTTTCATACTGTCTTACTTTGTAGTTAATCCGCCGCCGATCATACAGAACAAATAAGGAACTGTCACCAATGTGACAACCTGGAGCCGGTTTTTATGGTATGCGAGCCGGTTTTAACCCCTAAAAATTGAATGATGCACTTATGCTGCACTGTCACCTATGTGACAGACAGACTGTTTTCACCCTGTCAGAGTGTCATACATGGAAGGCCAAAGGGGCTAACCATTAAACCAACCAAAGGGAATAAACCATGCAACTCAGAGACTTAAACCAAATGATCAATACCGAAATTTTCACACCGGACGACCTCACCTATGCCGTTGATACGCTTGCCGATATCAGGGCACAAATTGCCGAATTGAAAGCCCGAGAAGA